GCGCCCTTGTGGGCGCGGACCTCAAGTGACCTGTTGTCACATCCACACTATATCAATGAAACTCGAGCGATCGTCTTATCTGCCAAGTCGTGTTGCGCAGGTGCCATTATATTTGACACCTTCGTTAGCGCAATCTTCACAACCTGGTGAGCCCTTGTACTACGGCTCGTGGTCGGCCAACGAATACCTTTTAAAGTATTCGAAGGTTTGGCCCGGGAAACGTGGGAAAGGCTCTAAGAGGAGCCGACTTTGGAATGACTTCGAACATTACTCTCAGAGTTCTGTTTACGAAGATCCAACGTTGAGTTTGCTTCGGCAGCAAGTACCTGTCCTCGTAGGCATCCAGGGGATAAATCCTCCTGGCTACGGGGTGTTGCAGGACTTGAGCGTCGCACCAGTAAATACACTGGTTGACGAGTTCGGTAGCCTGGGGGAGTTTAACAAAGGACTCCCCTCGTTCCACAACGCGCTGGTGAGAGATGGCCCAGGGTTTATCCCGGCCATGATCACCGATACCGACGACGTGCAAGCCGCGTTCATTCAGCGGATTCTGCACCCCGTCGCGAAAAGGTTATCCTTAATCAATTCTCTAATAGAGTTGAAGGATTTCCTCACGTTGCGGACCTCGATTGATCGTCTCTACAAAGCGGGGCTGAAATTCGTTCAGCGCGGCGCAAGTAGGAAGACACTTCGAGAGCTACTCGGCGGAGCAGCTGATGGCTTCCTTCAGTGGAAGTTTAACATCAGCCCTCTGCTGTCTGACATCGCGGGTGTTTACCGCGCGGTGACGGAGTCCACAGAACGCGTACGCGTCCTGTTGGCCCGTGAAGGTCGAGTACAGAAGGCGCACGCGAGTGCGTCTTTTGTTGAATACGATGATGTCTCTGAGGAGATACCATATACCTACGAAGACGCTTATCCGAACAGCCCTTCCGGGCAGTCCGTTGGCGTCAAGTGGGGTGGTCATTTCCGGCGAGAGGTCACGTATTTTCCGACCGAGTTCCACATGGAAATGCTGTATTGTGCAAACTTTACAACATTTCAGCGCGAGCATGCTCGCGGATTGGCCATTCTGGATGGTCTAGGGGTCAACCTTGACCCAACGATCATCTGGAACGCCATACCCTGGTCCTTTGTTGTCGATTGGATGCTCCACGTTGGAGAATTCCTTTCGACACTTAAGACTGGGCTGTTGGATCCTCAGATAAATATAGTGAGGTATCTGACTTCTCATAAACGTTATAGGATTATCGAGGTGTCCTTAGCTTGCCCTAAAGGCGTCGCTAAGGATTATCCTGAAGCTTATTTCGGTACAGAGAGTCGGGTGCTGAAGTATCCTGCGGTCCACGAGTCGGCTTACTGCCGCCGAGTGGGTTTCCCGCCGGCTAGCTCACTTCAGGTGAGCGGGTTATCCGGAATGCAGATAACCCTCGGCGCAGCGCTCGTGCTTTCACGGCGCCCGCGTCGACAAACCAACAAAAGTCGTAGGAAGTTTAAATTTCCTACGCGACCTAAACATAAACAAAGGTAGCTCATGCTTAGCAATACGCTCGTCACAAACGAGATCAAGAACTCAGCGGGTACGGAAGTTGAATTCTCCCGTATCTCCACTGGACCCCGTGAAACGGTGTTTCGCGCTTCTTCGGAAACACCGGCCCTCCAACACCGTCTCAAGATCAAACATCAAGAGACGGGTGCCGGAATCAAGTCGCGGCGTCGCTCCGTCGTACGATTTGACAAAACTGTCATTTCGTCCGTCGACAGCGTCACGCCTGTGACCGTCTCGGCCTACGCTGTTTTGGATACCCCTATCGGGTACCTCAGCGCAAATACGGAGCCTACTCACGTTCTTGCAGAACTCATGTCGTTTATGGCCTCTCTTGGGGCCACGACGACGATTCTGTATGACGGGACCGGGAACGGAGCCCAGGTCTTACTCAACGGTGATCTGTGATCACCGTTCGGGTTGGACGAGTTCTCTCTATCGTGCTTCTCGCATTTCTTGCGGGTTGCATGGTAGATAAACTGCGATTCGATGCGGAAGGTATCCGTTTGTTCCCTAGTGGGAGCAACGATACCAAGCTGCTGGTCGTCCCGGCGATATAAAAATGTCGCTGGGCGATGGGCAGTTCCTCATATCCGAATAGCTCGGACGGTCGTTAGCGGTTTTAATCGCTGAACGCGGTGTAAATCACCTCGTTGTACGGATCGAAGGGCGCTACGCTCTTCGGCGTAATGATCGTCGCCTGTCGTAGCACAAAGCCCTGGATAAAATCCCAGGTGTGGAGTGCTATGATAGGCGCGAGTGAAGTCCTGACGGGTACCAAAATTTCACCAGTCCACTTAAAAGTGGGCTGCTTGATTATAGGTACACTCTTCAGGAACATGTTCGGAAGGTTGATGTTCGACATCGCCTTGTTTCGTAGTAGTGTGGAAGCGAGCAATTGCGGCATGCTCTAGGAGAACCACCATTATGGCGTTCAATAAGAGCCTAGATGAAGTAAGTATCATCAACGCAATGCTCGCCGACGTCTCAAAGACGTTCGGTGTGGCATTTGGTCACGCGGACCTGTTACGTACCCAAGAAAAGGTGCGCAATAGGACTGATTCGGAAGGCTTGAGTTTTCTAACGAAAACCTTGCCAGCCCTTGGAAAGGCCCTTGATAGGGCCCTTTGTGTCGGGCATTTGGGTGATCTCTCACCGCTCCGTCTCGGAACGGTCGAGGGATCTCAGCTGCCGAGATTTCTCGGTGAGCTGTTTGCCCTTGTGTTTGACGCTACTGGGCGTCTCCTTCCTGAACCGAATGTTAATTCGGTTGGTGCGTTAAGGGATATCTTGTACTGTTTTTACAAGTACGAGCTGTCCTACGCTGCGGAAGATGAACAGGCAGTTATTTCAAAGTTCGTAAGAACTGAGGAAGAACTCCTTACTAGCGATGAGTGGCTGGATAATCTAGCCGACTCATTACAATACTACGAGGAACAGCTGGCTAAATTGCCTACGTATTCAGTACCCGACCGGCTCGAAGTTTTCGAGCAGGTTGAAATGCTGGATCCTAAAGGCTATCTCCCCGTAGTCCGAGCAGCGCGAAGTAAGCTTTATCGCTTATTCGCGTCATTTGATCCGTTAAATATCCGTCCAAGACACGGCCCCGGAGCTGTCGCTACTCGCGAAAAGCTTTGGAGCAAGTTCGTGTGGACGAATGTTTCTAGCGGGATTACAGACTACTACCCCTTCGACTCGTATTTTCAAGCGAGTGTCGGGGCGTGCTGTGATCGATACAAGCAATATGCTAATGTATCGTCTGCGAGCCGTCCGGCCAAGGTTATCCTTGTCCCGAAAGACTCGCGCGGTCCGCGCCTTATCTCCTGTGAACCAGTGGATTACCAATGGATACAACAGGGATTAGGGCGGGCAATAGTAGAACACGTGGAGGCGCACCCACTCACGAAGTGGTGTGTGCATTTCACGGACCAAAGACCAAACCAGTTAGGTGCCCTTTTGGGGTCCTTAAAAGGTAATTACGCGACGCTCGACCTCGCTGAGGCGAGCGATCGTGTTAGTCTGAAGTTAGTTCGTCTGCTGTTTCCGAAAAATATCATAGGATATTTGGAAGCATGTCGGACCTCCGCAACGGTTCTACCGGATGGCAGGATACAACAACTCCGCAAGTTTGCGCCAATGGGTTCAGCATTATGCTTCCCGATAATGGCGCTGACTATATGGAGTCTCCTGTCTTCTCTGTTGGAACCCGTCCAGCTAATGGGCTCGGAACTTGTCTGCGAAGACAATGATCCGGGACTTCTAGTGTACGGTGATGATGTAATCGTCCACACGGCGAGAGCCGGAGACGCGATTAGAACTCTTGAGCGTTTTGGCCTTAAGGTCAACGCCGATAAGAGTTGTACCAGTGGATTCTTTAGAGAATCATGTGGCTGCGATGCCTACAAAGGCGAAGAAGTCACTCCAGTCCGATTTCGGACTGTCTGGTCGTCAACACAATCAGCTGACGTGTTCTCTAGTTGGGTGGCTTACGCCAATGCCCTCTACGAGAAGCGGTATTATGAAGCCTACAGCGTAATTGCTGCGGCATTGTTCCGTACCTACGGGACGATTCCGAGTAAGGACATGGGTTTAACCTGTCCTAGCTTGGCTGACGTACCCCGAGAATGGCTACCACGAAAAGTCAGAACTAACCATGACCTCCAAAAGAGGCAGTGGAAGGTTCTAGACGTAGTGACGCCAACTATCAAACATAACCTGCACGGATGGGATATGCTTCTTCGGTATTTTACCGAATGTGAGGATATCTCGCCAGAACGGTTGATAGAACGCCGGATGAATCCGGTGCTCGACTACCAAAACCAGTGGGTTCAACCCTCGGTTGGTAGATCGGTCAGTTCGTACAGACCCCGCGACGCCAGCATGCTGGTGCCGCGGTGGCGTTGATAAAAAGACAAAGGACCTAAAAGCTCCTTTGTTTTTTGGGAAGGAGTTGAG